TGAATAACTCGTCGGAGTTTTGAATCACATTAGGTTCTTGACCTGAACGCGTCTGTAGTAGACGTTGGTGTTGGTCATGATGCGACCATAACCTGCGTCGGAACCTTCGGCAAAGGGGTTAGCAATGAGACCATAACGGGTCTTAAAGCCGATGCGAGGTTGGAAAGTGTCCTGACCAACGGCGCGAACCATCTGAAGTGGGACGTAGGGGCAATAAAATAGACCTGCGTCATAAGGTGAGGAACCTTTGTAACCAGCAACATAATACTGTTGGTTGGAGATGTTAGCAGCATAAGGATCGATGTAGACCTTGTACTTGCCCTGTAGAACACCAGCGAAGGTGTTACCGGTGTCGTCAACATTTAGGTTGGCGTTTAGAGCAGGGGTGTAATCTAGTACACCTGCCATGGTTAGTGCGGAAGCAACATCAGCGGAACACATGATGAAGTTGCCCTTCCCTCTACGAGTTTGCTGCGCGATTGCGTTAGCATCTCTTTCGATCTGGAAGATAAGTCCTTTGAACTTCTCAACAGACCAACGACCGTTGGAGTCAACGTCTAGGTCGAATACGCCAGGGGTTGCAACGTTGTTCTGAGCGCCAGGAACAGCGGTCTTGTATACGGTGCGGACAACCTCGCGGTTGATTTCAGATAGAATCTCGCTGGAGAGGATGTTAGCGAGTTCTGCCTCAGCATTTAGACCATGAATCGCCTTGAGGTCCTGGGCGAGTTCCATGGAGTAATGTGCCTTGAGGGCGCGTGACTTGGCGGTCACGGTGACCTTCTCGATGGAGAAGCTCATTTCGTTGAACTCGGTGCCGGTCTCGCCTAGAGCCTCGGAGTCCTGGGTCTTCATGCCCTGACCTACGTTGTAACCTAGTTGGTCACCGGGTAGGGGGTTGAGGATTGCGGGGTTGTTGCCACGCTGAGCGGTGGTGCCTAGACCAACGGTAGCGCCAGCGCCGACTTGACCAGAGTAGTTGCCCTGGGTAGCGGTGCCCTGCTTGTTCTGAGCAGAGAAGGCGGTATCGACTTCGTTGTAGAAGGTCTCGTCGCCGGTCTGAGAATCGTAGCGGGAGCGCATTGCGAAGATGAGTCCAGTAGGACCATTCATGGGCTGCACGCCGCAGATGTCATATGCCACTAGGTTGGGCATAGAACGACGGATGAGACTGATTAGGACGGGGTCAAAACCAGCAACTGCCTGATCGCCACTGCCAGAGAAACCGGGGTTGCCGGTGGCATTGGGGTCGGTGTTGATTGTAGGAGTTTCGGAGAGGAAAGCACGCTCTTCGGATAGAGCAACTTCCTGGTTCTCTAGGAGTTGTGCGGTTACGGCACGCTTATGAGCATCCTGGATACCACCTTCGTGGTCTAGAATAGGTGCCCACTTCTCCTGAAGTTGTTGGGAATCAGCGGAATTGTACATTTGTTTAATAATCCTTGTGAGTATTTATTAGGTTTGATTTAATAATCAAAAATTCACTTTCTAGAAACTCTGTCGAGTGTCTGTAGATATCTCATCATTGAATCAGAAACATCAGCAGGTTGTTCTGCTACGTTTACTTCTTCAGTGAGGTCCTCGACACTGTTTCTTGTCGAGACGGAAGCGGAGCGACTAGAGGGGAAATAGGATTCCTTGAGGTCCTCAAGCTTCTCTCTGTAACTTACTTCACCATCAAACTCAACATTCTCAGCAAGGGCAGCAAGTTTGTCCTTCTGGGTCTCAGCAAGACCTTCGGCAACTTGGGTGAAGATTGATTCACCAACTGCACTACCTAGACGAGCGTTTAGAGCAACATTGCGCTCAATTTGCTCATTGAGTTTTCCTTCCATTTCATCAAGTTTCTCAACCATGGACTCAACTACGTCATACTTCTCCTCAGGGATAGTGACATAGTGGTCATCGAATAGAGACTTCATACCGGCAATGAAGCTTTCTGACATCTCAGTTCTGAGTCCATGCTCGACGGCGATGGCGTTTTCTGCCATCCACTCATCGGCGACGTACTCCAAGTAAGCGTCTACACGCTCAGTTAGGGAC